AATCGGCCAATGGGACTTTTAGTTATCTCTTTGAAGCTGATACTGCTTCAAGTTACATCAACCTCCGAACCTCAGGCACAACCACACTCGACATTGATGATGTGTCTATGTTTGAAGTCACGCCGGGCTGTATCGCCGCCGACACGAAAGCACCAGATGGGTGGGACAAGGCAAATACCACTCTCGACTTGTATCGTGAACACAACCACGCAACCTACTCGAAAGATGGTTCGTTTTATTCGCTGAAAGTTGTCGCCGGTGCTGATAGTGGCGAAAAACTCAAATGGCCGCTTGATGCCATTGGCAATGCGACTGAAACAATTCAGCGATTTGCTGGGAGAACCGTCACATTTGGCGCGTGGGTTTATTCGGTTTCGGCAGCCGATAACGTCCACCTTGCGGTCTATGATGCTGGTTGGAATGAGAGTACAGTTTATGCTGCGGCAGATACTTGGACTTGGTTGGAGTATACTCACACTTTTTCAGCTTCACCGAGCGCGGTTTTTTTCGCTTTTGAGTGTAATGGCGATGCGGCTGATGTCGCTTACATCTCCCAACCGATGCTTGTATTCGGCAGCGCAATCGGTGAGGGGAATTATTCGCGACCGAGCGGGGAGATTGTTTGGTTGGAGTTGATGAAAAGTTCTGACAATTATGACGACTTTGACGGCATTTCTTCAAGCACGGCAATAAATACTGAGGCGGACACGGGAGGAAAAATTCCGAAAGGCGCAAAAGCTGTTTATGTGACGATGGCGGGGAGTTGCGCAAGCACCGAGAAGTATTTAGCACTTGCCAGTGAGGCGGGCAAGAACCGTGGAATTTGGGCATACTCTCAAGTGGCAAACGGGCGTGTAGCCAACAGTGGTTGGGTTCCGTGCGATGCCAACGGTGACATTCTTTGGGAGCGCAACGACACATTCAACGAGGTTTATTTATGGTATTCGGGCGTTCAACTTTGATGAGTTATGGCAATCACAATTAGCAAAACAGAAAAGCCGAGCGGCAAGTCATTCCAAAACATTTGGATTGTCGTTGAGGCAGACGGTGACAAGTGCAACTTCGTTCACTCCGCACCGGCAGACTTGGAAGGCGATGACTTGCAAGCGTATGTCGATGAGCGCGAGGATTTCTACCGGCGCGAACTGCTTCGCAATATGTATGTCGGCGCGGACTGCTATGACTCCAGCTTGGAGGATTGGGATAAGTGGATTTCGGACGGTCGAGTGAATCCAGAAATCACCAAGACAACCGTAACGCCAGCGCAGCCCGCCGTTGATGCGGTGATGGGGGAGCGGCAGAAAACAGTCGAGAGTTCGGAGGAAATCACAACTACAGAAATTGTGGAGGTCGATGGCAAGATGGTGCAGAAGTCAGTCACCAAAACGGTGGTGACGAACACACCGGAAACCAAAGAAGTGCCGCTGTTCGATGAAGCCGGTGAGGAGGTTGGGACAACAACCGTGCCGGTGATGGAGTCGTACACTATCAGCGAGCCAATCCCAGCAGTTGAAGAAAAGAGTGAAACGGTAGTTGTCCGCGCCGAAACAGTCGTGGAGAAAGTCGCTTGGAAAGACACAGCAGAATAATTTTGGTAAGATGATTGAAGTAAACACAAAACCGAAGGCGGGACTCAACGTCTCGAAAGTAAGAATCAGCTTAAACAGCTCGGCAGAGTTCAATATGCAGTTCAGCGTAGTGGGCTGGGGAACATATACGGATGGCTCTGGGGCTGTCGTTTGGGGTAACAGTCCCATCGTCAACACGTTGCTTTTAGTGAGCGGCGAAGCGTGGACGAACTGGGGTAAAACACCGGGACAAACTGATGCGGATTATATCGCCAATCTAGCACTCGCTCAGCTTGGGCTTGAGCGCGATGACACTGTTGTTGCGGTTGAGCCAGAAGCCCCAGCGGAAGCCCCAGCGGAAGCCCCAGCGGAAGAGCCGGCGGAGTAGCAGGGTGAACTGGTTCGACGATTGCAAGGTAATCGCGGCCTCGGTGGCGGGCTTGGGCAATTGGATGCTCCAAGTTGATCTTTTGCTGAAGGTCTTGATTAGCTTAATGAGTCTTTTGTATGTGACTAAGAAGTGCGTGGATCTGTATAGGAAATGAAAAAGACGATTGTATTAATTGGGACGTTGCTGCTGCTGGCGGCAAGCGTCGAAGCTGGTGATCTTTTTGGGGGCAGCTTAAAGCCCACCCCTAGTGTCACCTTATTTGGCCAACGGTTAAGCTGGCCGATTCCAAGCCTCTGCGTAGGAGCTAAGGCTGGGGTATCACCAAATGCCGGCATCAGCCCAAAGGGGGTTAACTTAAAGATCCCTTACTTGGCTCTGGATCTGCCTTTCCCAAGCCTAACGCTCTCTGTGGGGGGAGATAGGGCCAAGCTGGAGCTCAGACCCGGATCAGTGAAGAAAACGGCTCACAAGCCGAATAAGGACTAAGGAGATGTTACGAAGCAAAACATTCTGGGCAGCCGTTTCGAGCTGTGTGGCAGCAGCGGCAGCGGTGGCAACAAATGAGGCCACTCTTCCGGAAGGCTTACAGATAGCCGTTACTGCGATCCTCGCAATCTTTCTTCGCCACGGGGTAGCCAAGAGCCAGACGGCATCCGAGGCAGCTATTAAGGCCGCCAGCAAGCCGGCCCCGGCTCTAAAGAAGCGAGTAATTAAGAAGGCTTAGAGTTATGGGAACCTATCTGACCAAAGGCACGACATTCACAACCGGCGATACGGTTACAGCCGCCTCGTTGAATAATCTGGTGGACAACGCCACTGTGACGGCTGGCTCGATAGGTTCAACACAGTTGGGGGCTAATGCTGTAACCAACGGCAAGATCATTGCCTCAGCAACGGGATCCGAGCCGGTAACTACCGGCACAATCCGAGACAACGCAATCAGCAACGCCAAGCTGGCACAGATGGCAGCTAAGACGGTCAAAGCTAACGCAACAAATGGGGCCGCCGACTCAACTGATGTTCCGGTTGCTGTAAGTGAGCTACTTGCTGGGACAGCGACTACAATTAATGCGCTTAGTTTCACCACCGACTTGGAGATGGTAGATTCTTCCGATGTAGTTAAAACCGACAACACGGCAGCGAAGATCCGAGTGGCGGCAAATCTAATTGGCGGAAAAGCATCCGTTACTGCTGATGAGCTTGATGAGATACTCATAAAGGACGCAACTGACGGTGCTCTAAAGCGAGCCACCGTGAAATCGGCAGTACAGTCTCAAGTGGCATCTACTGTAGCAAGCGGAGCTTGTGCGTTAGCCACAGCCGCCGAATTGATTGATCCGTCTGGGGCTGATGCCAACGATGTTATTTCTGCCGCAACGGGATCCCCTATGCTGGCAAAGGCTTGGGTAGAATTTACATACGGTGCAGACGGCAAGACTGGTGATGTAGCGCAAACAATTACAAACTCTTTTAACATCACCAGCTTAACCAGAAACGGAGAAGGAATATACGACATTCTTTTCGCAACAGATTTGCCAAGTGATAATTATGTTTTGTTTAGTAACGGAATAGTTAGCTCACTCTCTGACGGTTATTATCTAATGGGAAAAATAACATCAAAGGCATCTCCCACTGGTTCTGGGTGTACAGTTAAGTTTGCTCAGTACAACGATTACAATGATTACAAAGATCCGGACGATGTGGCAACCTTAATTTTTTACGGATTAACATCGTGACACTCTCTGAAATAGCCACATACGTCTGCAATCTTATCGGTAAGACCGATACGACGAGTGTGACTAGGTGCAAGGAGTACGTCCGGCAACATCACCAACTGATCTATGACTCAGCTCTCTGGCGTGAGAGCTTAATCGTTGAGAGGGTGACTATGGAGCCGGACGGCAGAGTGACGCATATAGAGGTTACTAATGGCGGTTCCGGCTACACTTCAGCCCCCACAGTTGGCTTCTCAGCCGGCGGAACCGGCTACGTTGCACCAACGGCAACGGCTAAGCTCTTAAACGGCAAGGTGGCGGAGATCATTCTCACCAAAGGGGGCAACGGTTACGAGACAAACCCCACTGTAACCTTTACAGGGGGAGCCGGCTCTGGAGCTACGGCAACAGCATACGCAACCGGCTACAATGATGAGCTTATCCTCCCCCAATCAATCTCCCAAGTGCTCGCAATTACGGCAGACAGTCAGGAGCTCAGGCCGGAGGACATCATTACGCAGTATATGGTGGATCCGAGTGCTCTCACAGAGTCTGGCACTGCCAGCGGCTTTTCTCCTATTACTTCTGTGGGTATCAATTTTGATCTCCTTAACGGCAGCCTTTATTTTGATCTGGCCGATGCAAGCGATGCTGGCAAGAAGGTCGAGATAGTCGGTAAGCTGCTGGGGGATCCCACTAGGATCTACAAGGAGACTTTAACGCTCGCAGCAAGCCCCTCAGTCAATGTTTCCTTTGAAAGCTACTCAGAGATCACATCACTCTCAAAAGAGGCTACAGTGGACACTGTGACGGTGAGGAACATCACCAGCTACGACAAATTTTACTGGTACAGTTGGGAGACAAAAGCGGAGTTTCAAAGAGTGAAGCTGTATCGCCGTCCAGAGTACAATTCAACTGCCCCGATTCAGTTGGTGATCTTGGGCAAGCAGAAGATCCGCCCGCTGGTTTCTGATACGGACGCGCCGATGATTAGCGGCATAGACAACGCACTAATCAAATACGGCACTTCTGATATGTTGAAGCGTCAAAGGCAGTACGGGAAAGCACAGCTTGAGACGGGGGAGGGTGACAGGCTTCTGGCTGTTGCGAGGGATGCAGAAACCAACCAGACGGCAAAGATTATGAGGATCGTGCCGGATGCCTCCACAGCCGGCTACACACGCAATGATTTTGGATTCTAACGATGCCGGTCTACTTCAACGATGCCGTCGATGATATACTGCTCTATGACCGGCAAGCGAGTTTCATAGGGGGGCAAGTCTCCAACTTTCGGGAGAACCTCCTAAACGAGTCACAAGCTGAGTTAATCAAAGATATGTCTCCGGAGATCTCCGGGGTACTCAAGACTCGCAGAGGGTTCCACCGCTTTGCCAATCTTCTGGGCAGCACAAGCTCCAGTGTTGATATGCGAGCGATTCACTTCTTTGATTCTGACAGCCGAGAAAGGGTGATTGTAGCTGTTGGTAGGGATCTGTATGAGATTGAATCAAACGGCACAGTGACGGCAATCTCGGCAGCAGCCAACGCTCTTCCGGCAGCAGCTAATCCGGCTTATATGTGTCAAGTGGCTGATAAGATGTACTGGAGCAGCGACAGCGGCACATCAAAGATATTTGAGTTGAAATATTCCGGTAGTGCTTGGGTTAAGACTAATTCAACGGACACCGTTTATCCGGCAAACGCAAAGTATCTGGTGGCCAACGCCGGCAGAGTGTTTGCTTATGATCCAACCGGCAACGAGGTTTATGTGAGCACCATTCTGCCCAATCTCGCGGCTGTTGTTAAGATTAACAACGGAGGCGGCTACGCTATCGGAGACTACACATCGAGCGGGATGGTAGTAGATGCTTTAACGATAGGCTTGAGTAGTGGGCAGACAATAACATTCAGCGGAGGTGGCAATTTCCTTCTGAGCGCGGCAGCCGTTGAAACAGATACCAAGATTTACGGAACACTTACTGATGCTGTGGTTGCCGATGATGAAGTGGCATCTGTTGGCACTACGCTGTTCACGATGGGGGGAGTGACAATCAACCCGTTTAAGGTTGGCACTGGAGCCGAGACAGTGACCGGGATGTATAGCTGGGTGGGTTTCAAC